TAGCTGGATTCGATGTAGATGTAAAGGAATATGATCAACCAACAAGAAAACTCAAACCAGTTTATAATGGTTTGAATACTGATGGTATAAATAATTTCTGTAATTATACTTATATAGATTCTTCTACTATTCGTGTAATGTTTGATAATAGTTCTTACTTACCTACAGCTAATACTGAGGTTACAGTTAACTTATATACTTGTCAGGGTGCTAATGGTAATATCTCATATAAAGATAGTATATACTTTAGAGTTAAATCTGAGAAGATAAATTATGATAGATTGAATCTATTAGTAATTCCTACATCAGATGCTCAATATGGTATTGATAAACGTTCTATTGCTGACTTAAAGAAACTCATTCCTAAAGAGGCTTTATCTCGTGGTAGTGTAACTAATAGTACTGATATTAATAACTACTTCAATACTATTGACGATGATGATAATAAACTATTCTTCTTTAAGAAGATGGATAACCCATTAGCTCGTTTGTATTATGCATTCGTATTAATGGATTCTCCTACAAATATCATTCCAACTAATACTATACCAATTGAAGCAATTAGACGTGACTTTGATAATATCTCAGATTCAAACTATATATTGACTGCTGGTAATATTATCAAATACGATGGAACTACAAATGCTTCTGTAGCATATCAATCTTCTGAAGAAGAACTTAATAATGCTAGAAAGAATCAGTTCCTATATATGAATCCATTCATGTGTATCGTTAATAAGAAACCATTATATGTATCTTACTATATGAATATCATGGATGTAAACAAACTACTTGAATTTACTTATGTAAATCAAGACTCTAAAGTACAGTTTGTGGCTAATAAAATGAATTGGTATCGTCATTATCTAAGTGAACGTGATACCTATGTAGGGGATATCTCTATTATGCAGAATATCCAATCTGATATTGGTTTAGTTCATAGAGATGATCCATATGACCCAGAGAAGATTACTGGTGTAGATGTTAAAGTCTTAGCTGTATTCTATACAGATGAAAAGTATCAAGTTCCTTACAGATGGGCTGAGGCTGAATTTGTAAACTACGATCAAAATACATTCATTATGGACTATAAGTTCAAGCTTAATACTGATAATAAGATTGATAAGAATATCAAGCTTAAGATCAATAATGTATATGAAGTTGGTAATGCAACTAGATTGAGTCCTGGATATATGACTAATAATATGAATATGAAAATATTTGTATTTGCTAAAGATGTATTTGGATATAATGCTGGTCTACATAAAGCAGATCAAATCTTTACAGCTGATTTCTTAGAAGGATATAGCTTAACTAATGAGTATACTGTCAAATATGGTATTGACTTCTTATATAACTACTCTGATTTGATTGAATCTCATATTAAGATTAGAAAACAAGACAATGGTCAAATCTCTTATATTATAGATCGTGTACCAGTTATATCATATGACTATGTGAATACAGAAGAACGAATTCAAGATTTCATTAATAATCTTGAAAAGAAACGTATTCATATTCTTGAATGTCTAGATGTGCTAGAAGATAGTTTCGGTATAGACATCAAGTTCTTTAACACGTATGGTCCATCTAAACTATTCTATGTGAATGATGGAGTACCTTTAAATAGAGTTAACTTATCTATGACTTTTAAAGTCAAGTTCTTAACTACTACTGATAAATACTTAACTGAGTATATCAAGAATGATATTAGAAAGTATATTGAAGATAAATCCAGAATCTCTGATATCCATATTCCTAACATCATTACATATATAACTCAAAAGTATGCAGAGAATGTAACCTACTTTGAATTCTTAGACTTTAATGGTTATGGTCCAGGATACCAGCACATTTATCGTAAAGATGAATCTATTGTTGGTAGAATTCCTGAGTTCTTAAATATCAACACTATTGGTACAGAGAATAATGCATTAGATATTAATATCATAATAGCTTAATTTATATTAGTCTCTAACTCTATACGTGTAACAATTTAATAAATCTAACCTATTTTGGGTTAAAAATTAATTAAAACCTTTTATACTATCAAGTATAACTTTTTAAGGAGGATAATAATTATGGCATTTTTCGGTGGTCATGATACTGAAGATATCAACGTAACCCTTGAAAACTCCGCTAAATATGAATGCGAAGCAGGTCTTGGGCTTATTGCTTTAGAATGTACTCAATTCGAAGCTGAAATTTTCGGCGACTGTGTACGCTCTGATATGAAAGAATTTGCACTTGTTCAAGAAGGTGCTGATATTGGACCTTTCCAAGAAGCATCCTGGGAAGTTGTTAAAACTAAAGTTGTAAATTTCCTTAAGAAAGTTTGGGCTAAAATCAAAGCTTTCTTCAATGGCTGGTATGCAAAAATTGCTGCTCGTGTAATGAGTGACAATAAAGCATTCTACAATAAATTTAAAAAATCTTTGGAATCCAAAGATCTTTCTAAATTAGAAGTTAAATACGAAGAACCAGAAGAAAAAACTTTCACTGTAAATTCTGAAATTACAAGTTATAGTGATAAAAAATATGAAGATGCAGATGCTTCTGATATTCTTGCAGAAGTTTATTCCAATATTAGTTCTGGCATCTCTTCCCATGCTGAAGCTAAAAAAGAAATGTTAGAACAAGCATTCAAAGATGAAGATGAAGTTAAATACACTTCTATTGCTGGTCAAGTTGAAAATGAATTAAAAGATTCTAAAGCAGTTAAAAAAGCTCAAAAAGAATATGTTAAAGCTGAAAAGAAATTAGCTAAAAAAATTAGCGATGCTCAAAAGAAAAATAAAGATACAATTAAAAATATCGCTATTATTGCCAATGCATGTTCTAAAGCAGACGTTGTTTTACTTGAAGCTGAATTAGCTATTGCTAAGAAAACTGCTTCTCAAGCTCGTCGTGTATTTGCTAAAGCTGTTGCATATAGCCCTAAAACTGAAGGTGCTTTCGATGCTAATCTTCTTGCAGTAGAAGCTGATGCTTTGATGGCTTAATAAATTAACTGTATATTTACGGAGGTAATATAAATGGCATTTTTCGCTGAATCTACATATGAAGAATCTTATCAAGATCTTGGTATTGTAGTAAATGATTATACAGACTTTGACATGCTTGCTATGGAAGCTTGCGATGTAGTTCAAGAAATGGACAATGCTATCATGCAAGGTATTGGTCATTATGAACTTAAAACAGTTCGTGAAGGTTCTGAAGTAGTATATACTGAAGGCATGTTAGATACTATTAAATCTAAAATTGAAAAGATTTGGACTTTTATTAAAAACTGGGTTAAGAATGTTTGGAATAAATTCATTGCGTGGATCGAATCTTATGTACGTGGTGATAAAGCATTTTTATCTAAATATAAAAAGAAACTTGATGAAAATCTTGTTTATTTAGATAAAGATTTCAGTAAAACTTATAAATATGCTAAACTTATCGATGATGATATCGACAGTGTTAGTAATGACATTGATAAAAAACTTGACTCCGCTTTTAATGATGCATTAAATGAAATTAATGCAGCATCTGACAAAGAAAATATTAGCAGTTTAATTAGCGATACATTAGATAAATTCGATGATAAAGTTAGCGATGCTAAAGAAGAATATAAAGATACTGATTTAGAAGCTGATGTGGATGCTAGTTGGATTCGTAAAAACTTTAATACTATCCTTGAAGTTATTAAATCAGATGCTAGTAAGTTTAAACGTGCAGCTGATCGAGAAAGTAAAAATATTGATCGTGATCATAAAGCTTTAATCAAAAAAGCTCAAAATGAAGCTAAAGGTCTTAATCAACCAGAAAAATCTAATGCTAATGCTGCAATTAACGGATTTAAATCTTTAAGTACTAAAGCTAGTAATTATAGAACTTGGAAAACTTCTTTCATGATTAAATGTATTAAAGGTGTTAAATCTGATGCTCGTTCTATGTGCCGTGCAATCTTGACAGCAAAACCAAATCCTAAATATAATGAATCCGCTTTCGATCATAATGACTTCGAAGCATACTTCAATATCTAATTTAAGATTTAAAACTTTGAGGAGAGAGATTCAATATCTCTCTCCTCTTTATTTTTATTAACTTTACCTTGGAGGTAATATAATGGAAGGTAATATGAAAGCTTTCTCTTTTGATAGCGTTCTACTAGATAAAATTAAAACTCCAAGCCTTGTTGCTAAAACTTCCTTTGCAACTTTACCTCAAGTTGTTAGGTTAGTTGATACATTTAAAACTAAGGCTATGAAAGAAACTCAAACTTTCTATCGTAATTTGTTAGAAAGTGAATCTGAAGTGACTGCAAGAAAAGCATATGATCAATTCTTCGGCACTTTAACTCGTCTTAATTCATTCTACTCTGATAAATATGTTGAAGTATTAGAATATAATCTTAAACGTTTGAGTAATGAAGGTGATTCTAGACTAATTACTGTAGTCAATGATTACCTAAAAGACTTTAATGGTAATGACGTTCTTTTTGAACGTGATATGGTTAAGTATATTTTAGATGATGAAATTCCATGCTCTAAAAATATCTTAACTGATATCTTGCATTTCTTTGGTGATAACTTCTATGAGTTATCTGAAGAAGATGCTCGTAAGTTATTAGAGATTACTACTAATAACCAAAGCAAAATTATTAAACGTGCTAAGGCTGAGATTATTGATGCAGATCCAGATGATATCGAAGTTAAAGATTTATCTAAGACTCCAGATATCTTTGTTAATGGATCTACTACTGTCTCTTTCCATAAAGAAGATGTAAATAAATGCATCGAAATCATTAAGTCTGTACGTGATGATCTAGCAGCTAACTTAGATAATGCTAGACTTATCAATAAAGAATATAAGAAACTTTTAAACAAAGTTATTCAATATAGAAACTCTACTAAGATTAGTGTTGGTAGTGATGAGCATATCCGTAAGATTGAACGTATCATTATTACTATGATTTCTGAAATCTGGACTTATCACTTGACAGTTTATAGCATTAAAGCTCAATATATCTGCAATAACTACTATCAAGCTAAATCTGTGTTGTCTGCTATCACTTTGATGGCTAACCAAGAATTTGTTGATGACCAAGTTGGTATTGCGGCTGAAGAGTCTGCTAAATTCTTAAAAGAACAAGAAGCATTTAAGTTCTCTAAGCTTACTGATTCTGAAATCTTGATGAATCATATCACTGATATGAAACACAATGACCTTATTATGGATTGCTGTATTAAAGAAGCAATGGTTCTCGCTGAAGGCGTAGACGTTGAAAATCGTTTAGCAGCTATTCATGAAGGTGCTTGGGATAAAGTAAAAGAATTTTTCAATAAGATTAAAGAATTCGTTATGGGTCTATTTGATAAAGTATCTAACTGGTTTGATAAGTTCTTCAAATCTAATAAAGAATACCTTGACAAATATAAAGACCAATTAAGTAAACCTACCGCAGGTTTCACTACAGTCAACATGCCTAACTATAAGGAAGGTTTGAATCGTATTCAAACTCCTCCTAATATTAACTTTGATGCTGTTATCATGACTGCAACTAAAATGGAAGAAAATTCTGATGTAGATCAAGTTATTAATAACTTCCGCAAAGGCATTATTCCTGACTATAAAGATACCGATGAATGGAAAGAAACATGTAATGATTATTTCCAAGGTGGTAAAGATTCTGATAAAGATTACTCTGCTAATGAAATCAGTATCAGTGCTTTAGCTGAACAAGTATTAGCTATTCCTAAAATTGTAGACAATATTAAGAAGGATAAAGCTACTAGTGATAAAGTATTTAAATCATTAGATTCTGCTATTAATAAAGCTGCTAGTCAACAGCCTCAACAGCAAACTGATGCTAATAATTCAACAGCTGCTAAACCTGCTACTACAACAACTCCTTCTCCAGCTGGTAATGGTACTCCTCAAGGTGGCGGTACTAATAGTGGAACTACTACAACTCAACCATAAGGAGGTCAATAATTATGGCAAATAAATATAATACATACTTATATGGTAATGTATTTTCTGAATTTGAATTGAATAATAATGGTGCTCCAGCTCCAGGAACTACTGGTAGTAACAGTGCAGCTATTACTGCAAATGCTAATAAAACAATTAACGATGTTAAGAATGGTGGCATTGATTCTAAAACTGCAGTCAATGCTCAAAAGATCGTTAATAGAATCGCATCTACTTATAGTACGTATCTACAATGTAAATATCAAACAGCTGAAAAGATTATGTCTGATTACATGAAAATTATTAAAGCTCATGTATCTGCATATGTTAACGCTGGTAATGATGCTGAAAAAGCTCAAGAAAATAGTTAATAAATACCCCTATGGAGTTTAACTCCATAGGGAATTTTCTTTATAATTTTTTACTATTATCTGCAGTACTCTTAGGAAGTTTAGCAAATGTCATATTAGTAGTTGATAAGAAACGTTCACCTTGATTAGTATATACTTCTATCTTAGATAGCATAATATAATCAGTTGTATCTTCTTTATGCTCTTTAGTATTATTATTGATTAGATATTTTAGATTCATATTGAATATAGAGTTGTCTAATTGTTGTTTGCTTAAAGATAAGTAAACTGACTTCAACTCTAACGCATGTTTAAAGTTCTTAATCAATCCCATATTATCATTAGGAATACGGATTAGCTTACGTTTACCTAAGTCTTCTACTATATCAGTTAAGTCTAATGCTACATCTATCATTGATTCACCATTAGTACCAACCTTAGACATATCGCTTATTCCACTTATAGCAGTACTACCACTCTGGTATAGTGAACTTAAGTTACTTTTTAATGCTCCTAGTGACTTAGTTGTATTGATTATGCTATTCTTGGTGTTAGCAATTGCAATGTTTTTTGTATCTTGTAAAGATTTAACATATGTATTTGCACCCTCAAGAATTTGTTTAGAGAAGTCTTTAGGAATCTCTCTTGTAGCAGCTATTTGTTTCTTTAATCCATCACCTACATTAGCATTTAATTTAAGACTATTCTTCATTTGCTCAGCGAAACCTTTCATATCACTAAGCTTCATCTTACTAAAGTCTAAATTCTTTACTAATTCAGGAAGATTAGATTTAAGAGCTCTAAGATCTAACTCATGAGTTTCTATAGCCTTACCAGTATTATCTTTTTTGGTTACATAGAATAATTTATCTGGTGTATCATTCAAAGAGTTTACAATAATCTCATTACTAGTTATATATTTACTATACTCAGTATTAAAGTCAGTCATACTTTCTTTAAAATGAATATTAGATTGCTCTTTCTTTTCAGGAAGCTTACTAACTTCTTTAGTTAATTGAGCTGTATTATCAGTAAAGTTAATTGGAGATATAGCACCAACTAGAGAACCAAAGTTTTCTATATGATATATCTGACCAGTATATGCTTCTTTAAATTTACCAAATTTATCTTCAGATTTCTCTACCGTATTAGTAGATGTAGTTTGCATAACTACAGTATGTTTGATAATATTAGTTAATACATCTTTTATATTGGTATCTGATTTTCTAACAACACCATCTAAACCAACTACTTCTGCAGTACCGTCTAAAGCAGTCTTTGGTAATTCTCTTAATAATGCTTCAGCTTGTGTAGCTACAGTATCTATTACAGACTTAGATTCTTTAGCTTGCTCTACTATTTGATTAAAGTTACCTTTAATAGTATCAGTAGTCTGATGAATATTCTTTACTACTTGACGTACACTACTAGATACTTTCTTAATAGCATTCATTGTATTCATAATATTTTGGTATACACCAAAGATACCACCAAATGCTCTAGAGTTTTTAAGATAACTTTGTTGCACAGTCTTAGATGCATCAATTACTGCAGTAAATCCATTAAGCTCTTTATCAGTTATATTATCTTTACCATATTTAATATCAGTAGTTGGTATATCAACTATATAACTTTTAGTTTTATCATCATCTCTAAAGCCTTCTAATATAGCCTCTTCTTTACCACCGATATCTGATAGGTTAAATTTAATAGTCGCATACTTATCTACATTTCTTAATGTAGCTTTACCTGACTTAGATACTAGATAGATATTATCTAAATCCATAAAGAATCTATATCCAGTATTATAGAATACACGAATAGTATTTAGATAGTCTAATGTCTTAGATAAAGACTCTTTAGGTGGAATAATCAATTGCTCTACTAATTCAGTCTCAGTAAATGGTTCAATCAATAATGGTTCGCCTATATTGAGTAAGTCAACTATAATATTCTGCATAGAAGATTTATATATAGTTGCATTATTAGGACTCAGATTTCTATCTACTAACTTCTTAGATATTAATCCAAGTTTAAGAATTCTATATACATCTTCACGATCTTCATCTTTAGAATCTGTTTTAGCATAGTCTATATCTTCTGTCTTGTTAGTATCATCATCAGTAAGATAAGAGAACTCATGTTTAAAGTATAATTGTTTTATAGCTGCATTATTATCTAATTGGTATTTATAAACAGCCATAATCATTGTAGCAGTCTTAGAGTTCTTGATAATATTATCTGCAAACTTCTTATCTATGTGTAAATTCATAGTAGCAATTGGCATATTATATTTATCATACTCTTTATATATAGTTAAACTTTTTATATTCTTCTGATCAATCAGTTTTGGTTCTTTATAATCCATACAGTTATAGTATAGATCAATATAGTATTCGTATTTAAGTTGTGGCATAATATACACCTCCGGTTATCAAGATGTTCAAAATAACCCATTTTAACAAAAAAATAAATCCCATAGGAGATTAGACTCCTATGGGAATAAGTTTTATATTCTATCTATATCTATAGGGTTATCTCTAAAGTATTTTTCATTTAGAAGTTTAACCATATCGGGATCTTGTAAGTTTACATCCCAAGATCTATCTAGATAGTTATTAGACATTCGATATAGCTCTGTTTGATAGGATAAATCTACAGCTTTATATCTATTAACTAATTCTTCAGTTCTATCTGGTGCTAATAAAGATATCATCTCAGTATATTCTGGAGAGATATACGCATTAGGAATCTCATGTCTATTGATAGCATGATTAAATATATTCAATGTATTAGATACATTATTGAATGAATATAAATCTCTATGCTCATTACGAGTCATAGCCATGAATAATCCAAATAGTTGTGGATTAATATTAACACATTTCTTGATTGTATTATCTGATAGCTTATACTTAGCTAATAACTCAATCAATGCATTATACTTATCAACGATTCTATATCTAATATTATTTTCTACCCATTTATGATCAATAACTACTGTTTGATCTTTAGCAAATACTGGAACTGCATATTGTAATGAGCTACTAGAAATAATCATGTTAGGACTATTATCAGCTCTATCCATTATAGTAGAGTTAATCATTACAGATGTCTCATAAGGTCCTTCAATATAGTAGATATCTGGTAAATACTTACATAGCTCTTTTAAGATAGCAGTATTTTGAATCATGAATGTAGTAATCATATCAGCTAACATCATCTTTTCAATATTAGTATGATTATAGTCTGGATAGAATTTCTCATTCATTAACATCGGACCAGATGTTTGCATTAGATAAATACGTGTATGAACTCCATAGTATTTCTTATAGAATGCTCTATAATGAATACACATATTTACTACCGCCGCAGCTACAGATGATCTATTACCTATAGCTACATCAGATCTATACATCTTTCTAAATAGTTGATATAAATCAATATATACATTTAATACATTTGCATTACTACCAGCAAATGCAGCATTAGTTATTTCAGCTAGAGTTTCATATCTAATATAATTTGCTACAACTATACTTTCAGCACTAGCTGGTCTATATCTTCCTCTAAAGTTATTTTCCATTATGAATTCCCACAATTCTTACAATGAATACTTCTATTTAACTTAGCAAAACATTCATCACAAATACCACTAAACATAATTTTAGATGGATGTCCTTGAGACTTACCACAGAATACACAATGGAATGGTAATTTCTCTGCTTTCTTAATACGTTCTAAACAGCTATCACAAAACATGATCTTCATATCACGTACATCACGTTGCTCAATCTTATGGCAAGATTGACATTCAAAGTCCCAATGCTCTACAAACTTAGGTTTCTCATTTGTAAATACACAAGTTTCATAAATACATCTACCATTAGCATTACGATATACACATGTAGTTCTCTGACATTCTTCAAACTGTTCATACGGTGGCTGTGTCTTACTCTTAATCTCTTCCTGATTACCAGGTGTTAATTGTGATGGCATAATTCAATCCTCCTAATTAATAACTATATTATACATCAAGGTTATAATATATCACTTCAACTTATTAAAGTCAAAGTAAGTTACATTAGACGAGTCTAAGTCTTGTTTATTCAACTTATTAACTGTAGAAGTATATTGAGTTCTATTATAAAGCATATTCATATACTTAAGATGAACTTCCACTCTAGGTTTAATAGAATAATACTTTCTAACTGTACCATCTATAACTAGAGTATCATCTAACCATATATTGGAATTAAACATATCCGAATACTTCTTACCAATATTATCCCAGTCAGGTTTATTAGTTGGTCTAATTAAACCAATCTCTGCTAGGAAGGTATCTACTGTATTAAAAGAAGTTGGTGTCTTAACAAATGCATTGAATTCTACATCACATGGAGTATATAGCATTTGCTGTACTTGATTAAGTTCACCACTATCTAATAGTCTCTTCATGAATACATTATCTTCTTTACCAGTAATGGAGTATACATGAACAAACTGAGAGTTAGCCATAGCCATATTAGCTAAGTTATATCTATTAACTATTCTAAACCGAGGACGTGGAGATCCTTCAGGTTCTTCAAATAGTACTACTTTAATATCAATGAAATCTAATGTATTCATCATTAGATTTCTTTTATCTAATATCTCTTGCTGTTTAGCAGGAGTTAATTTATATTTATCATACATCCATTCTAATCGTTCTTGAAAGTCTTCTGGTATATTACCATACTTCTCTTCATATTCATAGAATTTCTGTTTACGATTCTTCATAAAATCACCTCAAAAATAAAGACTTAAGGTACTTAAAGTACCTTAAGTCAATGTTTTGATTAGTATATAAATTTAGCCCTTACGGAATACACGGTTAGTGATAATATTAGCAATACTATTACTAATCTTAGTTTGAATCGAGTTAGGGAAGTTAACAAGTGTTTGCTCTTTTAATGCTAAGAATAAACGAGCAGTACGGATAATATCAGGTTCATTAGTATTTACACCAGCCATATTAGCTAAGTAAGTAATTAATCCGACATTACCAAATGTTTGACTTGCACCTTTACCAAGGATACGTTCAGATGAGATAGAAAGTTTACTATATAAGTCTTTGATTTCTATACTTACATCTACAGTTGTAGGTAAACCATCAACTGTCCAACCACCTTCAGATCCTTTTTGAACTGACATAGACATTAGACCCATATCAATATTAAAGAACCCACGATAGAATGCTCTAACTAAGAATGGAGATACATATCCATTTGGAGATACTTGACGTGGTGCACACATAGCAATCAAATGCATTAATGGTACACCAATATTTATATACCAAGATCGTCTATCATAATCAGGAGATACTAATTTAAGATTAATAGAGTAACTACTTGAGTATGAGGAATCAGCCCATAATTCAGGGAACTCTAATTTACCACCAGCAAATACTGTCTTAGCACCATTCATGATCATACCCATGAAACCTTTCATTGTACCAAGACTACCAGTTTTAGTCATCTTATCTGTATTACCAGCATCTTTATTTAATTCTTTAGCAGAGAATAAGTCAACATCAAATCCACTAATACCAGTCAAGAATTGTACTTCACGACCAATATCAGACATGCTGTTGATTTTATCTGCTAAGATACTTCGTGCAGTATCATTACCGAAGTTTTCTGAGATTTGTGTTTCAGAGTTTAGATATAAACCCACCCCACCATAGTATGAATAGTTATGTGCGATTTCATTCTTAGATCTATCAAACCAGTTGATATTACCGATTTGCTCACCATTATACATTTCACCATTTATATTTAAGAATACAGATAGTGCTGTACACATAGAGTTTACGTATCTATAATAATCCTCTGCTTCAAATTGAAGAGTATAATATCTCATTTCATTATCAGTAGAGTTAGCTAGCTTATCAATAGATTGACCACTAACTGCACCGAGTAATGAATTTAATACACTCTTACGTTTCTCATCAGCATAACCAGCCATAAAGTCTGGTATACCTGGAGTAAGAACTAATAGTGGCATCTTAGAAAGAATCTTTTCATGGAACTTTCTACCAAAGCCACCTAGTTCTGGAATCCTATTATCTACATTCTCCATCCATTGATATGGCATACCCATAACAGTAGATAGTTCTCGTTCTGTAAATTTAAGACCATTACCAGCTCTAGTACCATATACATATGATGCATTAGTACCAGCTACAATCTCTGCATATAAGTTATCAGCTCTATTTCTAGATTCTGCTTGAGCTTTCTTATACTTTGCAGGATCTACACCAGTCATTTTCAAATAAGAATCTTTAATACCAGCTAATGCACTATCAGGATCCTGAGGCTGATTTGCTTTAGGATCCTTAGCTTTATCTTTAGCATCTTTAGTATTCTTATCAGTTTCTGTTTTAGGTTTATCCCCATCACCTTTACCAGGTTGAGGTTGTGGATCTGGTGTAGGCTGAGGTTGGGGTTGTGGCTGAGGATCGGTTTGATCGTATACATACGAGTCTGTAAATATTGCAGGATTATCAAAAGGATTTGCCACTTTAAAATATTTTGTAAGGGGCAGTGCAGCTTCCCCTTCTATTTTCCCAATTCTGGATTAAGAGTTCCATCAGAGAAGAAGAAACCGTCAGATTTTTGAACCATCTTCAAATCTTTACGCCATACCCAAGTTTGAATACCTTTTGGGTAACCAAGTAAAGCTAATTGTTTAGAAGAGTCAAGTAATGCTACAATATGTGTTGTAGGTTCATATTCTTTTTCAGGTAATGGACGACCATAAGCGTCTACTGCACCTTTCTTAAGCATAACTACATCACCATATTTTGTTTTTTCATCAGCATCTGGATAGTCTTCAAATCCTTTATATTCATCAAAGTATTGAGTTGATCCAAGCATAGAGATACGACGTACATATCCACGTTCAAATTTAATCCAGATATTGTCTGTTAAAGTTGGTTTACTACCATCAGTATGATAGATAAATCCAGGTACTACATATTCAGCATGTACTACTTGACCTTTACGACAGATGCCAACTACTTGAGAGTAGTCATCTGGATAACGTCTAATATATGTAGGTACGTTGCTAACGTGTTGGAAATTTTTATTTACAATCATAGTAGACTGAGGGTTATTATCTTTTGCCATATGATTTTATCCTCCATTAATAACAAAATTTATATTTAATAATGTGTTAAGGGATCCTACAGATTAGGATCCCATTTAACACCCATAATGTCTTTTACATGTCGATCTAATTCAATTAATACTTTATTGATAGCACCTAGAGTTAATACTGAAGTTACCATACGAGCATTTACTGAACCAACAGGTAGGAAGCTATGTACTTTTTCTTTTGGTCTATATTCAGAGTAAGGTTCTTTACCTTCAGGGAAGATTTCTTTTACTACACCTTTAAGAGCAGAGAAATATACTAGCTTATCACCAACAGACATTTTATCATAATACTTGATATAGAATTCTACTAATACTTTACCTTCAGCATGTTTTAGTTTACCAACAGCTGGTAATACACCTGAAGTACCATATTGAGATCCATCAATACCAAGTTTACTTAACTTAGATTTCATCTTATCTATTGGTGCATTATATTTATTAACAAATGCAGCTAATGACTTAGACATTTCAGAAGTTGGAATAGTAGAGTAAATCTTAATATCTTGGAGTTTACCAGTTACTTTAGACTTAACTTTAATCTTACCAATTTCATCCATGAGTTCTTTAGATTCATTACCAGCATTCTTAGATACCATCTTATTAATGATATCAGTAGCATCTTGATCTTCTAATGCTGCACGATAAGACATAATAACTTCACCCTCATGGAGTGGTTTACCAATCTCTACGCATTGAATATCAATATCTTTAGCATCCATTAATACATCAACTTGTAATACGATTTCAGATGCCATCTTTTCAGATAAATCTTGAGAGATAATAGCACTATCTTCAAAGCCTTTATCTGTATGCATAATAGCTACTTTAGTTAAAGTACCAATATTATAAGCTAAGTTACCTACACCGACTTTATCAGAGTAGCTATCTTTATCATAAGCTATAATCTCGCCAGGTTTAATAGTTTGACCTTTCTTATAGTTTTTAGCCAAGTCTAGTTTAATAGTGATAAAGAAACCACCATCAGAGTTTTTTTCTACTTTCTCTCTTAGATCGATGAATTCTTTTTCACTACGATTACTCTTATTAGCTATAATCATATAATCATCATTAACCTCTTCAACTACAGCGTCCCATTTAGTCTTATGAGCAAATGTATCTGAAGTCAAATAAGGTAATGCTTGGTCTGCACCATTAGTTACTAATAATGGATCTTGAGAATTAGTTCTCATACCATGCTTAGATGTTTGAATAAATGTCATTGCTGTACGGAATGGATCATCACGAGTTGTACCAAATGGAGTTAATGCTTCAGTGATAGATAATGTATTAGCATCAGACATTCTATCTAGTTCACCACCAGATTTAATATAACCTTTAGTGGATTCAATACCCATATTAATAGTAGCCTGTCTATTAATACCTACAGTGGCAGAGAAGCCTGTAGACATAGATAGCTTATTAATCATTGTATTATCATAAGTACGTTTATCTAATGAATAACTTCTATCAGAGTTCATACCAGATAAGCCTTTAAAGGTAACTGTATTAGCAGATTCTAATTCTAATAATGGAGATAACTTAGATAAGTCACTTGTAGTTACATCAGATAAAGCCATATCAATAACTGCAGATTGCTTCATAGTCATCTTAGCATCTTTACGATTGTTTTTGATTTCTCGTAAATACATACCATAACTAGTTGCTAGTGTCTTATATAAGAAATGAACTAAACGTTCATTAGTACGGAAACGGTTACCAGTGATATCAGTATGACGATTGAATTTATTAGTAGTCAATAAGCTACTAGCATATGCTAATACTTCAATATAGTCTGTAGGAAGTTTATAAGTCTTACATACTTCTACAGTAATAGGGTCCATCATTAAGTTAGCAAATGAATCTAAACCATCTGCTCTATTACGACCACCAAAGTCATCTAATACATCTAACCACATAGCTTTTGTATCAATATCAGTTAGAGAGTATTCTTGAGTATTGATTACAGCTAAACCATTAACTAGCAATGCCGCATCAGGTGCGTAGCTATCATTAAAGGATAAGAATCCATCATTGAATCTAAAGTAATTCTTAGTATTAGTAGGACGTTTCTCACTTAAGTTATATTCAATACCAGCAGCATTTAATGCTCCAGTTAATCCAGCAGTATATGCCATGACTACAATAAGAGGAATCTTACTATTTAAGATACTAGCTTGAGAGTAAGTCATTCTAGCACCAGGCTTCATAAATGTATAAGCATATTTATGTATACCTAGATGATTGATTAAAGATGAGGATACACCTTCCTCTGGTACTGTAATAGGTTGATTATCTTTAGTGATACCAACAACCATAAATCCTTGATCAGATTCTATTTTAACTTTCTTTTCTTCAAGTTTATGGATAAGCTCATCTCTATTAAAGTAGTATACTCTACCATCTGTAGTAGTAATCTTATTGAAGATTTTAGATAACTCTACATATTCTGCAGGTAATTCATATTTAGCAGAGATCTTAGCATTATTACCTAGATCGATCTTAGACGGTGTAGGTATGTCATTATCATCTTTTACTTCAAGCTTATAGTTATTTTCTTTAAGCTTAGTTAATGCTCTAATTAGAGCATTTGTAGATTGATTAATCTTACCAACTTGACCATATCTAGTAATAAAGATTTTGTTGTAATTAGATACTACTTGAACTGTATCTTCATCTGTTTTAATGATAGGTAAGTTAATCAACTGACCTGGGATAATCTTATCATTACCACGTAAACGTAAGAAACGTTTATTAATAATCTTAGGCATATCAAAACGTAATGTATGACGTTTACCTAAAGAGTCTTCTAAGTGAACTGTATATGTAATAATAGAGTCTTCAGATGTAGATCTATCTTCTGTTGATATATCAATTACGCTCATTGGTACATCTTTATTTTGAGATAAAGAATGTAAGCACTTAACGATATCAGCATCAATATTATAATCTGCTTCAAAGTTAGGTTTCTTTAAGTTAGCCCATTCATCATCAATAGTTTCTACATTCTTAGATAAGTCTGTAGATTGTAATGGAGTATCTTCAGTTGCAACTAATTCTGCAATAGTAGAATTGGCAATCTTTTCTTTTAAGAATTTATCATTAAGATCATCCATACGAGCTTTACGAGTAGCAGAAATCTTAAATGTATCATCTTGGTCATTCTTAGCTTGTAAGATTAACTCTTTTAAGTCTACGGAGTTATCCATTTCTTTCTCTGCTTCTTCAGCATTCTTAGTATAGTCTACGATATTCTCAACAGATTGATTGATTTTATCTTCTGTAGGTTTCTCAATCTTAGTTGGATCTATAACTTGATCTGCACCAGTAATACCTTTAGCTACAATCAATTTAGGTTGATCTTTTATTTCAGCTTTGTAAGGTACAGTAGGATCTACATCTTGAACACGACTTACATTATTAACTTCGATACCAGTTAGGTCTTCAATCTTACTGATAAGTCTAGTCTTAATATCTTCTTTATCTTCAGGAACGTTATCTTCTACGATATCATTATTTCTAATCTTTAAGATATTAGTCTTGAATAGATTTAGATTCTTCATATCTAAATCTTCCATCTTCATTTTAAACCAACTATTATTACCAATAAAGATGAAATCCATTCCAGCTAGTTTATCTAAGTTCTCTTTAGGTTTCTTAAAGAGTCTAACTATCATAGAGAATGGATTAATAGACTTACTAAATTCAAATAAAGAAGTAGTTGGAATATCACCAGCCCATTCATTTACTGGAATTAATACAGTCTTTTTAGTATATCCTTTATAGTTAGGATTATTAATGAATCTATCAAATAATGCATATAGTAAGTCTATAGCTTTATCTCTATTATAAGTTTCACTCATAGTGAAGATCTTATTATAGATATGATTATCAACATAGATA